TTTCATTTTTATCTATATATTTTTTGTATTCTTTAATAACATCATATAACCTTTTAAGACTTACCCAGTTTGCTTTTTGTTTATCATTTTTTATTTGCTTTGCTTCTCCTTCATTATAATCTTTTTGAAGTTCAACCATATCTTCTTGATATGCTTTAATAAGGTCGTCATCATATTCTCGTTCTGTGGATAGTGCAACGATGATCGCCGCCAATGTTGTCTTTTGGGACGATACAGACGATGTCTTCTCATTCTGCTTACCATCTTTATATTTAGTTATATTTTTTTCAACAGCGTCCATAACCTTTTCATAATCATCTAACCATTCAAGATTTTTAAAATCTTTATCATCGTGTATCTTCTCATGGAGTTTCTGTAAAGTCCTAATATAAGCATTCAAAGAACTTTCTCGTAGATTTCTTTCTTTTCCATTTTGAGATTTAGAATTATTAATTTTCTTCTTTAACCAATCCATTATATATATTATATAAACATTTTATTTATATATATTTATTCTTAAAAACGGAATAAATATAGTCTTTAAGTGGTTTTATTCCCATATTGTATTAGATTTATGCTTAAAGAGAGCATTAAAATATATTTTAATTCTTTAAGTAAGAATAAAACCAGTAATATATAAGAATAAATCTATATTATATATACATTTATGCTTAAAGATAGAATAAATCTATTTAATGTTATTGGGTTGAAAAGGACTTAAAGGAGGTTCTTCTTCTTTATTTTCATCTTCTGTATTATTTATTTGATTTTCTATATCATTTTGTATTTCACGATCACATTTACACACACCACAACATATAGAACACTTCTTACATTTACTTTGTTGTGTCTGTTTTAATATCAATGCTATTGCACCAGCAACGCCACCCGCTGCCGTCGCAAGTTCTAATATTGTGAAGGTCTGTATAGTCATATATTATAACAAATAAAAAAAAGGAACAAATTCCACAAAATAGGGTAATAGAGTTAATAGAAATTTGTTCCATTTTCAAATAGTTCTTCATGTTGTTTCATATGGTCTAATAAACTTTCTAATGATAAACTATATAGGGACGGATTTACTGGGTTTAGTCATTTTGCCGATTCTATTTTATTTACTACATTTTCTTTTTCTTCTTCTAATTTCTTTTTACATTTATTAGTTATGCCTTTATCTTGACGAACTAAAACATCTTCTAATACTTCATAAACTCTATCTTCATAAAGATTTATTAAATGCTTAACTCTCCTACATTTATTACATAGGTTAGTTGTTATTACGGTTTCGGTCTCACATAATCTACAAGAGAACATTTCTATAATATTAAATGAGATTTTTAATATTATACAAAAATAATTTTATCTTATTCACTCCAACTTTCACTTTCTTCACTTTCTTCGCTTTCTATGATTTCTTGTTCGTGCTTTTTCTTATAATCAATAACTACTTGTTCGTGGATCGGTAAAGGAGGGTTGAGTTTCTCTATATTGAGAAAGTTATATTTTTTAATCCTACGAGTGTTATTATGCATAGTGTGATAAATCGCCGCCCGATTCATTCCATAGAATTCGCCGATGTCTTGTTGTGTTTTGAAGTATCCTTTTCTTAATAGTTTATCTTTATGAAAGTCTTCATACTCTTCTACCAAATAATGATAATTTGATTTATTCGATGTTCCACTTTTACGACCCATTATATAATATATAGTGAGATATTTTTATATGTGTTTTATTTTATATTGTTGCTAAATTAATATTTAATTCTTTAAGCACTAACGCTTACTTGTCCGTTCTGTAAGACCATAGTTCTCTCATACATTCCATAAGTTCTTACGGTTCTCTGTGTTGCGTCATATTGTGTTCTTGGAAGTGTGCGTTCAATAAGAATTGGTTTCTGTGAAATCATAGTTCCTTTACGAGTTGCTGGATTAGTTATAAGATCACAACCGCAAACATGCATTAGACCATCAAATGTAGATGTTTTTATACCAGCAGCGGTTGATTGCTTACAACTATGACCTTCTACATTTACGGCAGCAAAAATGTTATTAACAACAGTATAATTTGTTTTTTCTGTGATATAATCCATAGAATATTCTCCACCGCCTACACAAATATCATTACCCATTACTTTACTAACTTCTGTATGTTTCATTGCTTCATTCTCTACTGGTCTATTATATACATTCATATCATTTACTCTAATTTGATAAGTATCTGGTTTCATATATGCTTGTGATGTGTATGCACCTTGAAATGGAACATCATCGGCGGTTGGTTGTCCTGCTCCCGCATTTCCCGTATCAAGTGTATCCATCCACATAAGATTTTTAATAGTTTTTCCACTAAATCCAATTTCAGTAGATAGTTTCTGTTCTGTAATAGCACCAGCACCTGGAACTGCAACTGCTGGGACAGTTGATGTTGAAAGCATTAGATCACTGTAAGGAATTACAAGTCCGCTTTTACTCATTACCATCGCCAATACTTCATTTATTCTGTCATCGCTGTATGTTAAATAATCTACAATCATTTTACAATTATCTTGACTGACTTCTACATTAGGGGCAGCACTTCCTGCTTGTTTGCAACATATTTTTCCTACTTCATCAACTCCGCTCTGTGTATTAAAAACAAGTTCAATACTGACTGGTTCAGCAATAGCAAAAAGAGGCATAGCAAAATCTCGCATTACTGGAAATAACTCGCTAAGTTTTACACTAAATAAAGCGGTTGTTGCTGAATCATTCGTTGGTTTAATTGTTCCAGGCACAACACCATTTGTTTCATTAACTAACCAATGAACTATGGAAGGCATGTATTGATATGCTTGTGCTACACCATTATCGCCACGACTGTCTGGGATCATTCCGTCGCATGTTCCTTTTGTAGCACTATCGATGCGTGTCTTCTGTTCGTTTGTTTTAAACTGTCTTGTCATCGTTTGATAAAAACCATTCTCGTCAGTCTGTGCTATAACATTTGTTCCTATACGGAGTGTTGCACTTTTAATAACTGCATGAATACCAGTTTTTAATGGATAAAAATATGTATTATTTGCTTGATTGTGAATACAACCAATTTGTATAGATGAACCAGTATTAAGTATTCCTTTACGCTGTAATACAAATCTTGCACTATGCTTGGTAATAGTAGCGGGATCTAATATCTGTGTGTCAATATGCATAGTATCAACTTTTTTAAATGGGGTTATACTCATAGATGCGGGAAGTGATTGATTACTCATTTTCTTTATAATATATAACAATATTTTTTATTTTATTAAATTAACATTTGTTTTAATAAAATATGGAACAAATTCCTAATCTTTCTATAATACTATTTTGTGGAATTTGTTCCACTTTTGTTTTAAAATATTTTTTAAGAACTTACACTAATTCCATTATTTGTTGCTTGAAGCACATTCTCCGCTAATATGTATGAATAAAGTGCATTTGGTGAAGCACCACCCGCTCCAGTTCCTAAGTCGCTTTGAACTCTTACACTGTAATTAGTATTATTATACGATACACCTACACGGAATGGATCAGTTCTTACTGCTATTGCTTGACATGCTGAATCATCAGCAAGATTACTCGCATAACGACAACTTCCCATTACATCAGTCGCTGCCGTAATTCCTGTCTCGGTGCGTTGAGACATAAGAAGATGATTTGTTGCTACATATGGTTTTACAGCATTTAATGCGTTAATAGATTTTTCTGCTTGAACTTCTTGTCTTTCATTTGTTTCACTTCCTACTGGTGCTACTTGAATACGATTATCAAGTGGGAAAAGAACACCACCACGACCAAAACTAACTGATTTAGGGTCTAATGAAGATGCTTTCGCATAATATGGGGCAGCAGCACCACGATTACGAAGACGAGGTGTAGAATTAGAATTGACTTCTGGGTTATTCACAAAATTAGAAGGAATATGATTATGAATTACAGAAAGTGTTTTCTGTGTTCCTAAATTTAAATTCGTGGTCTGGTCGCTACTATTGAGGACACTGTAAATATGTGAAACTGCGTTGTAAGACATAATGTCGCCACTTGAATTAAGTGAATTTGGATCTTCTGGGATATGTAAATCATATGAAAGACTTAAATCATTTACTTCATAATTTGCACCAAGAGCAGTATCGCTTGGTTGTCCTACACCATTAGTAGGGGCAACATAAAGACCAGTTTCTTCCAACCATGGACTTAATGCTTGAAAATCTGGGGACAATTCAAGAGTAATAAGTAATCCATTTACGGCACTTAGGTTAATACCATCTGTTCCACTAAGGAGACCACAACGGAGAGGAATTGAAAACGATACTTCTTCATTTTGGATTAAAGCACCAGTTGCACTACGAGAAGCGGTTAAACTTCCTACTTGTGTATTTGAGTCTAAATCTTCTTGTGAATGTGTGTATGGTTGATTTGTCGCCAACCATCGAGGATATTGACGGATCTGCTCTAATGTGCGTCCATCACTTGACGAAATAGTAATCTGTTGAAAAACACTTGCTACACCAATACGAGAATCAAAACAAGTATTATAAACAGTTGCACCACCAATATTTCCATTATTATTTACTTTACTTCCATCTGCTCTCATTAATTTAATTTTACCATTAAGACGGACGCTTCTACCATCTAAAAGTGCTTCACGCTGTGATACTTGAAATGTAATTAGTGGAAATCCATTTTTAAAACTAAATTTTCCTTCACTTGGGGCATTTAAAGGTAATATTTCACTTTTCATAACTTGAACTATGTTAGACATTCTTTTATAATATATAACAACATTTTTTATTTTATCAAATTAACATTTAATAAAATAATATCTAAAATGGAACAAATTTACTAATATTCTATAATACTATTTTGTGGAATTTGTTCCACTTATCTAAAAGATTGCTTCGCTTAACGAATTACTGAAGCAATATCACTACTGATATTTAGTGTATTAAGATGACAAATAAAATGCTGGAATAGTTTTGTAGTTTGACCGTTTTTATATTCAGCACGAAGAGCAAGGTCTTTACCATTAATATTATGGATTTGTCCGTTAAGACCAAAAGCACGACCAACACTAAAATCATTTGATAAGTCCCACCAACTACGAACGGCGTTTCCACTCGCAACAGTTGCTTTTT